CGACGCCGTTGGTGCTGTAGCAATCGAGGATAAACACTTGGCCGCCGACCACCTGAAACCACCAGATTGAGGTATCGTCCCTGACCCCGATATCCCAGGCGCGATGCACAGGCCTGTCAGGCAGCGCCTCAAGCGTGGCGTCAATGCGCCCTTCATTGCGGATTGCCAGCATTTCGCGGGCGTAGAACGCGCCGAGGATGGCGGCGTTGAAGTCGCAGAGGTATTCCTGATTGAACTGAGACTGACCAACGTCCTCGCCATACATCGCCACATATTCCTTGAGGCTTTCGGCAATCTGTTCTTCGGTCAGTGCGCCCGTGTCGTGAATGTTGCTGATCTCGGCAAACCACTTCGGGTTGTCCTTGGCCATGTTATACATCGAAAGGGCGTGGTTCCTGCCGCGAGGTGTGGTGATAAATGTTGCCCACCCGTCGTTTTCCTCCAGCATCGGGCGGATGTAGCCCCAGGCGCTGGGGTTGGCTAGGGCGAACTCCGAGAAAGTCACGCCAGCAACGCCTGAACCCACAAGGTTATCATATTGATCAGATCCGACCACCTGCCACGTCGCGCCATTCTTGAACCGGATGAACATTTCATCATCAACGGTGTTTTCTCGCAGGACAGGCGGAAAGGCCTCGTCAATGCGTCGCTTGCCGGTGTGAGGGTTTACCGCTGTCCAGATGGCCTTTCGGGCTTGGGTCTTGAGGGGCAGCATGTGCCAGTAAGACGCGGGCCTCTCAAAGGCAGCAACGGCTGTCCGGTTGAGGATCAGGTCGTCTTTGCCCCATCTCCTGTGAGCGATTTCGATGGCCCGCTTGCCGCCCTTTTCCAGATAGTTCCACAGCGGCATCTGGTAAGGTCGCGGCTTCCAGCCGTTTGGCAGCGAAATGGCGGCCATCAGTCGGCGAAGCGTTGGATCAGCACTTGCAGCGGGCCGCCACCTTCCCCCGCGTGTTCAACCGACTGCTTTGGCGTTCCATGGGCGCGGTCTTCTGACTGCTTGGCGAGGCTAAGGGCTTCACTGGACAGCAGGCCCAAGGCTTCCTCGTCGCCCGCCTCTGCTTTGGCCTCAAGCGCCTTCAGCCATTTCAGCCGCATTCGCAAGGCGATATCAGCCGCCTCACGCTCAAGGCGGATCGTCTCAGCCGACTTGCCGCCGGGGTTGCCGGATTGGCCGGGCTGGAACTTCGGAAGGTGATCTGTGCGCGGGTTTGGATTGCCAGCCATGCTTTGCCTGCTTTCAAGCAACAATATTGCGCAATTCTGACTTGGTTTCAAGTGCAGCCACCAGCGCCTTAACTTCGGCCACCATATCACGCGGCACCCACACCTCGACGCGGACGAGGCCAGCATCGCGCTTGGCCTGCCGCTCCTTGGCTTTGCGTTCGCTGGCGGGGGTCATTGCATTGCCTCAAGCATTTGCTGCGTTTCGGCCACGATACGCGAAGCCGCGCGAAACTCTGCCGGGGTGCCGTTGATCTCATATTCTGCTGCCACGGCTGACTGAATGCTGACCAGCCCGCGCAAGGCATCCATCGCGCCGAACTTGCGAGCGCGCTGGCAAGATTCTTTCAGAATCGCAATGTGTTCATCTTTGGTCATGGCGCACCTTCGGGGACATGGTCCATTTGAAGCGCCCGCACATAGTCCACCGCAATGCCTGCGGCGTGACCGGCGTCTTGGACGCATTCGAGATATTCGGCCCGATCAGGCCAGTAGATTGTCGGCATCCATCCGCAATCGCTCTTGCTTACACCCGTCCCGACCAACTGGCCGGAACGGGTTCGCCATATCCCGCTCATACGATCACCACACCGCGCTTGGCCAGCATCGCGCGCCGGAACTTGATGGCGTCCAGGATCATCGCGCCGGTGTTGTTGTCGCCAGCGGCGAAAGCGGCGTTGGCTTCGGCAGTATCCTTGGCGATGGCGGTTGCATGGAAGGCGATGGTTGCTTTGGTCATCTTCGTCACTCCGGTTTGGTTTCTCTATGTCCTCAATATGCCCGTTGTGACCGGACACGTCAACACCTATTTGCGTCCGGTCACAAAATAGTTGCCGGGCCTCACCGCCGAAGCTAACGGCTTGCCCGGCTTGCGGCGATAGGGGAACCAGCCCGGCTCCATCCGCATGACCGCTGGCATTCACCGGCCAGTCACGGCAGCCGAAACCCTCTGCACCGAAACGCCACACGCCAACGCCGCGGCGGTTCTGGAGGGGTATTGCTTCCCGCGATAGGTGCAGGGCTTGGGACGCTGCCCTCCCTTGCGCAAGCCTACCTCGTCAATCCAGCCCCCGTCCAGCGCGTCGGTGATGGTGTTCTGTCCTACGCCAAGGGCCTGTGCTGCGGCTTTCTGGCTGGGGTAGTCGGTTCCGCGAATGCGAACGGGGTTTGATGGCCATGCCATTATGCTAGCCTCCTGAACGCTTCCCGCACGGCGAAGCTTCTTGCTGTGGAAGCGGCGAAGAACATCAGCGTTATGCCGATGCTTTGCGCGGGAGTGAAGCCAAGCACGGCCCATGTAATCAGCCATGAGACGATTAGCCCGATGATGGAGTTGGCTAGGGCTTCGGCTAGGCTGCGCCTCATAGGTCCAATCCCTCTTGTGTTGGTTGCGGGCGGGTTTCCGGGATCAGCAGATCAGGCTGGCGAGCGGCTTCATCGACGCGGCGGCAGGCGATGTCGAAGTAATCCGGGTCCAGCTCAATGCCGGTGCCATGCCTGCCGAGAAACTGCGCTGCCACAAGGGTGCTTCCAGATCCGCAGAACGGGTCAAGGATCGTCATGGCGTCCGGGAATTGCAGGATGCTACGCCGCATGACTGAAAGCGGCTTCTGCGTCGGATGGACTGCGCCCTCCATCATCAGGGCAACACGGTTCTGTTCAAATATCCGAAGCGCGCCGCCCTTTGACGTATAGGCAAGTTCACCGTCCGACTGGTTGATGCGCTGGCCCTTGTCCCAGACCAGCCAACCGCCTGTCGGGGGCAGGAAGTCGGCAAAGTAATTCCCGCCCCAGATGACCTGATCGTCGCTGATCGACAGGATTAGGTCGAATACTTCCCGTGCAGGGCGCAGCGCGTCCCAGCCCTTGAAGTCATACGCCTTGCGCCCTCCGTTGCCGCCCGTGGTGCGCTTCTGCCCGTCCTTGCCGATGCCATACGGGGGATCAGTGATGCAGGCATCGAACCGCCCCAGCGTCGGCATGACCTGCAAGCAATCGCCCAGGATCAGGCGCTGGTTGCCTATCCTCTCCTCTCGCAGGATCACTCCACAGCCTCCCACACCGCGACGCCCTTGGTTTTGCGCCTGGTGATCTTTCCGGCTTGGGCGAGAAGCACGAGGTGCCGGTTGATCAGCTGTCTCGTCCTGCCAAGCGCATAGGCCACGTCGGGGCACGTCATGGGCTTTGTGAGGACGCGCATGATGTCGTCGCGGGTTGCGATGCCTTTGGCGACGATGGCGGCTTTGGCCGCGGCTACGTTCGGGTTGTCCGGCGCGGGCGGCACATACTGGCGCATGGTTGGGGGCTGGCCTTGCTCCAACCGTGCCAGCTCCTGGTAGGAAGGGACGCGGCCATATCGGGCCTTGAGTTCGGCGCGGTAGTCCCGGACGGTGCGGGTGGACTTCGGCGGCATCGGGGTTCTGATGCAGACGGTGTGGTATTCGATCATGCGATCCTCCAGATGCGGACGCCTTTGCCTTCCTTTCTTGCGGCGAAGGTCTTCTTAACACTTTGGGTCCTCCCCCAAGCCCTTGCGGCGAATGCTTGCTTGGATTTTGTCCCGGTTGGTTCATCGTCAAAGAAAACGCTATCACCAACCTCCATGTCTGGCCATTGATACTTGGCATAGCGCCCTTTGCCTTGCCACGTCGGGAACGGAACGTTTCTGTCTATAACCTGTTTCACGAAAGACACTCCCTTTCACTTCAAACATAGGATTACACGTCGCCCAAGAATTGTAAAGCAAAATCCACCGAAACTTACATGGATGATTGTGGAGGATTGAGACTGCCTAAGTGATTGATTTGTATATATTGAATACAATCATCTTCATCTTCCACATCTTCTATATGCTCTGTTTCTCTATTTCCTACCCCTTATAGGGGCCTCTTGGGGTCTGTATATGTATCTGTATGTAGGGAAGATGTGGATAATGATGATGATTTGATTTTCAAAAGCAATAACAATGACTTAACCCATTTTACCCTTGTGGAACATTATGGATGATGGCAGGTTCAGACCTGCGCAGGCCGCCATTTGCAAATTTGCAAACCTTTATAGGTCCGTTTTGAGACCAATTTGCAAACTAGGCCCTGGCGCTCCATTTTGGTCAGAAGTTCCTCTGCCTTGGCCCCGGAAATGTGCATCCTGTCGGCCAGGACTGCGCTTGTCGTTCCGTTGTCCGGGTCCATGAAGTTCAGAATGCGGGCGGCCATGGCATCTTCGGGGCGGGCCTTGGCGTTGTCATTGGCGAAGACCAGCTTGATCTTGGCGTCCAGTTCTGCCCGCACATAGGCGAATGCCCAGCGCACATGATCGGCGGTTCTGACGCCTGTCGGGATGGCCAGGATAAAGCTGACCTTGGCAATCATTTCATAGCTGCGCCGGATCAGCGCCACCGATGCCTCGCCCGTGTGCTGCTCCATTTCGTCGGCATAGGAATGCAGCCACCTGGAAATCTGGCCCATCATCTTGGCCGCGTCCTCCACGGTCTCGACCACATCGCGCGACCCTGCAAACTCCACCCGGCCAGACTGCCCGTCAAACATGCTGAAAGATCCGCCGCTGAAAAGCTGGGTCAGTCGCATGGCGATATGCGTGGGCATGGAACGCTTCTTGAAGCCTTCCCGCGCCTCCGGGTTATAATCCCGTTCAAGGATGATCAGGGACCGCCCCACAAAGCCCTGCGTGGCCGTTTCGCCGTCCATGATGCCGTCGAAGGTGCCGGGCGTTGTGTAGCCCACCAGCGACAGGAATGGCCGTTCCAGCCCGTCATCAACCATCTTGACCATACGGGCCAAGTGGTCACGCTTGTCTTGTGGTGCACCCTCATCCTCGGCCTTGGCCAGCATGGCCCCGAACTTGGCGCGCAACTCGCGCTTGGTGTCGCCGCCAAGAATCAGCCGCGCCCCGGCCTTGGAATAGGCCGACATGATGGCCCCGAATACGCCTTCCAGATAGGCCGCGCCGCCGCGCTTTTGGGCATTGCGGACCTTGCCCAGAAAGATGCCGATCTCGTCCACAATGTAATAGGCCGCCTGATGCTCGATCAGGTTGCGCATGATTTCCTGCTCCGACTTGATCCCCCCCTGCATGGCAAGGTGAACTCCAGCGGCCACATGCAAATCAGCCATGGCCTGTTGAACCGCTTCCTTGCCGGTGGCAGACGCGGCCACGCAAAACGCCAGCATATTGGCCGTGACCCCATCCAGCGCGTCCTCGTGGCGCAGCCCGCCGATGTTGCCGACCGTCACGATGGCACTGGCCACGGCAAGCCTGCGGCGGGGATAGCGGCACTGGCTGTCAATCCATGCGGCCACATCACCCACGAAGCCTGGCGGCGACAGAAGGTCGATCCCGTCCAACGGGAAAGGCGGCGGAAGCGGGCCATCCTGTGCCGGTGCCTCCGGTGTGGACGGGGCAAAGTCTGCCGCGCTGAAATCGTCATCGCTGTATTGGCCGAAACGATAGCCCGCATCGAAGTCCGCAAAATCATCATTGGCGCGCGCCGAGGCGCTGGTTCCGTCTTCCGGTGTCATTGCTTGGTGATCCATTCCTTGAAGGCTTGCCGCTCTGCGGGGGACATGCGCCCCCATAAAGCCGCGACAAGTCGCTTGATCTGCCGGGATGCGAATGGCGCTGGCGCAAGACGGTCCAGCGCCGCAAGCGCGTAGCATTCCAATTCCGCAGGGCTGGCCGTCTCTGCCCAGAACCGGGCGTCTTCCCGCGCCGCATTGTCCACCATGGACACATAGGGCAGTCCTGCGCCGTTGATCTGCAACCAGTCATATGCAGCCCAGGCCGCGCCTTCCGACGACACGGTGGCACAGGCGTTCAGATAGGCGATGCCACGCTCTGTCGCCGCTCCCATGCGTTCTTGCCGATAGTCCGGGCCGGGCGCGGGGAAGTCATCATCAAGGCTCACGGGTTGACCTCGAAGTAATCCGAAAGCCTTTTCAGCGCATAGTATGTCGGGTTCTGTGTCTTCCCGTCTCGGATGTTCGCAATCGTGCCAACCTGAAGGCCCGTCTTCTCTGACACAACATTTAGCCTCCTGTCAGCAAGAAGCCCCTTGATCTGGTCAAGCGTCAACATTGATTTTCCTTATCGCGGCCACATTTTTCCTATTGCACTGTATCTATTTTCGGCATACCGTCAATAGGCCAGTTAGGATGTGCGCACTGGCCGCACTGGCCAAGGAGCCGAATATGTCATTGATTGCCACGGCGGCAAAGCCCGCCGACAGGCCCGTGCTTATCACCCTTTGCGGCGATAGTGGCATGGGCAAGACCAGCCTTGCAGCATCGTTTCCCAAGCCCATTTTCATCCGGGCGGAAGACGGGATGCAGGCAATCCCCGCCAACAAGCGCCCCGATGCCTTCCCGCTGTTGTCCAGCGCCAAAGACCTTTGGGCGCAGCTGGGGGCGGTGATCCACGAACCGCACGACTACCAGACTCTTGTGATCGACAGCGTGACCGCGCTGGAACGTCTATTCGTGGCTGAGGTGCTGGAACAGGATCCCAAGGCCAAGTCGATCAACCAAGCCCTTGGGGGCTATGGCGCGGGCGTGGCGGCGGTTGCAGCGATGCACGCCAGGGTCCGCAAGGGCGCGGGGCTGGCCAATGAAAAGCGCGGGATGCATGTGGTTTTCGTGGCTCATGCCGATGTCGAGACCATGCGCCTGCCCGATGCCGACGACTACATGCGCTATTCGCTGCGCCTGCCGCCGAAGTCGATGCCGCCTTACGTCGATGATGTGGACGTGGTGGGATTCCTGCGGCTGGTGACGTTCACCAAGGGCGACGACGGGGAGCGCAAGAAAGCGATCAGCACGGGCGACCGCGAGTTGGTCTGTCATGCGGTGGCGTCCAATATCAGCAAAAACCGCTACGGCCTGACCGAAGCCCTGCCGTTCGCGGCTGGGGAAAACCCGCTCTTTGCCGTGATCCCGGCCTTGGGCGCAAAACATGCAATCGCGGCCAAGCCGAGGGACGGCGCCGCACAGAAAGAAGGTGAATAACATGGCTGGTTTCTGGAACCTGAGCGACGGCGAAGACGCCGCAAAGACCGGCGCGGAATACGAGATCCCCGGCGGAAGCATGGAGCCTATCCCGGCGGGATCGTCGGTGTTGGCCATGATCGACGAGGCCAAGTGGGACCACACCCAGAACGATGCCGAGGAATACATTTCCCTGCGCTGGACCGTGCTGGCCCCGGAAGAATACAAGAACCGGAAGGTGTTCCACAAGCTTTGGGTGACGGACCACGACCCGAACGCCAAGGACCATGCCAAAGCCGTTGCCAAGACTGACAAGGCCCGGAAGATGCTGGCGGCTATCGACGCCAACGCCGGAGGCAGGCTGACCGCCAAGGACGCGCGTCCGACCGATGATGATCTGGCACGGGCACTGCAGGATCGTCCTATGGTCATCACGCTGATGGTCTGGGAAAGCAACACCGGGGGCGGGGGCGGAAACTGGGTTTCGGCAGTCGCGCCGAAAAACAAGACCCTGAAGATTGGCGACAAGGCCCCGGCGAAGAAGTCGGGTGGCAACCCGCTCGATTTCAACCGGCGCGGCCCGGAAGTGGACGACGAAATCCCGTTCTAAGAAAACGGGACGCCCGCGCCGGTGAAGGTGTGGAGCCGACTAGCCTGAGTATTCAGAGCCATCGGCGCGGGCACATTTTAATCATAGCACAAGGCTGGATGGGATGGAACAACGCAGCGAAGAATGGTTTGAGGCCCGCAAGGGGCGTGTGACCGCCAGCATGGTCGGGGCTATCCTTGGGGTATCGCCGAACCTGTCACGGGCCGGAGCAATGCGCCGGATGGTGCGCGACGCCCATGGCGCGGAACCTGAGTTCACCGGCAACATCGCCACGCAATACGGCGAACGGAACGAAGACGGCGCGGTGGACGAATACTACATGGAAACTGGAAACAAGGTCCAGAAGGTTGGCTTTGTCACGAAAGAGGATTGGGCCGGGTGCAGCCCGGACGGTCTCATCAATGACGACGGCGGGCTGGAGGCCAAGTGCCCCTTCGGCAAGCGCGAGACCGGCGACCTGATCCCGCTGGCGGAACAGCCGCACTACTATGCGCAGGTGCAGTTTTCGCTATGGGTCACCGGGCGGAAGTTCTGGCACTTCTACCAGTGGACCGCGCACCAGACCAAGCTGGAATGCGTCTTGCCAGACCAGGCTTGGCTGGACGACAACCTGCCGAAGCTGCGACAGTTCCATGCCGAGTTTTTGGCCGAGGACCCAGCCCCGCACCTTGAAGCCAAGCGGATCGAAGTGGACACGCTGGAAGCCGCCAGGATCGTTGCGGAATATGACCAGTTGGCCGAGGCCATTGAGAATGCCGAGGCGCGCAAGAAGGAACTTCTGGCGGAAATGGTGCGGCTGTCCGGGGACCGTGACGCAATCTTCGCGGGCCGGAACCTGACCAAGATCAGCAAGGCCGGGGCGGTGTCCTATGCCAAGGCCGTCGCCGAACTTCTGCCCGGTGCAGACCTTGAGAAATGGCGCGGGAAGCCCTCGACCTATTGGATGCTGAAATGAACCCGTACACCCTACCAGAAGGCAACGTGCAGATCGCGTTCAGCGGTGGCCGTACTTCGGCTTACATGCTGCGCCATATCCTCGATGCCAATGGGGGCCTGCCCGACAGGGCCGTGGTCACCTTCCAGAACACCGGCAGGGAAATGCCGGAAACACTGGACTTCGTGCGGGAGGTCGGCGCGCGCTGGGGCGTGCCGATTGTCTGGCTGGAATACCGCCCGACGAGGCCTTGGTTTGAGATTGTCAACCACAACAGCGCCAGCCGCAATGGGGAGCCATTTGACGCGCTAATCAAAAAAGAAATGATGATCCCCAACATGCACCAGAAGAGGTGCAGTATTGAGCTGAAATCCAAAACCGCAAAACGTTACTTGGTCTCGTGTGGCTGGAAGAAATGGACATCCGCTGTTGGCTTTCGCAACGACGAACGTCACAGGCAGCCATTCTCCGATAATAGGCAAACAGGGTGGCTGCCTCTGCGCGATGCAGGAGTAAGCCGACACACAGTTTCGGCATTCTGGCGTTCCCAAAAATTCGATCTGCGCTTGCCGCTTATTGGGGGCAAGACAATTGGGGGCAATTGCGACGGCTGCTTCCTTAAATCAGAGGCGTATCTTTCGGCGCTGGCGAGAGACAAGCCAGAGCGGGCCGCGTGGTGGGAAGCACACGAAGCCAAAGCAGGGCATAAGTTTTCGGCCCGCTACAGCCGCGCCGAGTTGCGGGACTTCATGGACCGCCAGGGCGACGCGTTTGACACACTCGTCAAGGTCGGCGCGCTTTGCCAGGCCAATGACGGGGAATGCACAGGATGACACTGCGGCCCTATCAGCAAGCCGCAGTCGACGCTGCGGTGGAATGGATGAAGAAGACGTTGGCCCCGGCTTGCATTGAAGCGGCAACCGGGGCGGGCAAGTCGCACATCATCGCCGAGATTGCGCGGATCATCCATCACCAGACCGGCAAGCGGGTTCTCTGCCTTGCGCCCAGCGCCGAACTGGTGGTGCAGAACCACGGCAAGTATCTTGCCAGCGGACACCGATCCAGTATGTTTTCGGCAAGCGCCGGGGCGAAGGAATTGCGCTATTCTGTGGTGTTTGGGTCACCCCTGACCGTCAAGAACAGGATCAGCGCATTCAAGCGCGCCGGGAATGATGGCTATGCGCTGGTGGTCATTGATGAGGCCCACGGCATCACGCCAACCGTCCAGGGCATCGTCGCGGAGATGCGGCAGGGCAATCCTAATCTGCGGGTCTTGGGGCTGACCGCCACGCCTTATCGGCTGGGGTCTGGGTGGATTTTCAGAGAGGGGCCAGAGGGGAGGGTAAACGGTGAGGATTCCGCCCGCGACCCTTACTTCGCCAAGTGCGTCTATAAAGTGGGCGCGCGAGAACTGATCGACCAGGGCTTTCTGACCAAGCCGGTGATCGGGGAAATCAACGCCACGGGATATGACACCGCAGGGTTGGCCCTGAACAGCCGGGGGCAATTCGATGCCGAGGCTGTTGATCGCGCCTACCACGGCCACGGGCGCAAGACAGCGGCTATCGTCGCGGATGTCGTAGCACAGGCAGCCCAACGCCAAGGTGTGATGTTCTTTGCCGCCACCGTGCAACATGCGCGGGAAGTGCTGGCCAGCCTGCCGCCGCAGCTATCGGCCATCGTGACAGGGGAAACCCCAAAGGGCGAGCGGGACAGCTTGATTCGGCGTTTCAAGGCGCGCGACCTCAAGTATATGGTCAACGTGTCGGTTCTGACCGTGGGCTTTGATGCGCCGCATGTGGACCTGATTGCCATCCTGCGGAAGACCGAAAGCGTCGGCTTGCTGCAACAGATCATCGGTCGCGGACTGCGAACCAGCCCCGGCAAGACGGATTGCCTTGTTTTGGACTACACCAGCAACCTGGATGACCATTGCCCAGATGGTGATCTGTTCGCGCCCGTGGTGAAGGCTGGCAAAGGCGGCGGGGAAGGTGGATCAATCCCGGCGTGCTGCCCCACCTGCGGCTATGACAACGCCTTCACGGCAAGCCCGCAATATCTGACGTTCCAGTATGACAAGGCGGGGTATGCCCTCGATCTGGACGGCCAGCAGGTCATGTCGGAATGGGGGCCTATCCCGGTGCATCTGGGGCGACGCTGCATGGGCTTGGTGCAGTCAGGACGGCGCGGGGAATATGAACGCTGCGACTATCGCTGGACCAGCAAAGAATGCCCGCATTGCCTTGAGCCAAACGACATTGCCGCCCGCTATTGCAACTCATGCCGGGGCGAGATCGTTGACCCGAATGACAAGCTGAAAGCCGACTTCAAGGCGTTCAAGAAAGACCCGACGCAATGGCAGACGGATCAGGTCATAAGCATGACTGCCAAGGAAGGCGTGAGCGCCAAGGGGAACAAAACGTTAAAGGTTGAATGGGTTACGCCATTTCGGCAGTTCACAACGTGGTTCATGCCGGAAGCCAGATACCAGCGCGCGCTTGATCAGTTCAATATGTGGATATCCGCAACGGAAGATGAGACGGCGCTTCCCGCAACCGTCACTTATCGCAAAGACCCCGCCACCAACTTCTTTGAAATCCGCGCCTATAACCGTGAGCCAGACCATGCGCCTGAATGATCTGCCGTTCCTCGTCTATGGCGACACGGGCTTTCGCGGCAAGTGTCCGACAGAGGCGCTTGAGCAAATCACGTTCTTTCGCCGGTTGCGGGATGCCTATCCTGACAGCCATGGCCTGACCGCGCTGCACCCCCGCAATGAGGGACTAAAGATCGGCGGACAGTTCGGCGCGGTCAGCAGGCACAAGGCTGAGGGGATGACGCCGGGAGCGTCCGACATTATCATTCCAGGGCGGGTGACTTTCGTCTGCGAGATGAAGCGCCGGGATCGAACCCAAAGCGAGTGGCAGGACGGACAGATTGAATACCTGACAGCGGCTCATAACGCCGGGGCTTTCGCCTGTGTGGCCTTGGGCTGCGATGCTGCATGGGAGGCGTTTCAAGAATGGTTGGCCGAACATGGCTAAGGGTCCGGTGATCTTCGCAACGCAAAACTGCCATGACGGGGTTGTGGACGCCAAGGCATATATCCGACGCTTCAGCCTGACAGCCGAGGACGTTGCCTTGGTGGTGCGAGGTGGGCAAGTGCTTGTGATCGCAAAACGGGACTGTTCCGCCAAGCTGGTAGATTAGTCCCGTCCAGCCCTCCTCAACGCCTCAATCCGCATCAACAGCGCCATGTAGGTCGCGCTATTCATCTCGCCCAGGCTGGCCCGCAGCGCGTGGCACTCGGCCACCGTGGCGCAGCGGCGGATGGCTTCGGCGGGGGTCATTCGGCTGCGCTCCTGAAAAGGTCGCCCTGATTGCCGCCAAGTGCCGCAATGCGTTCCGGCATCAGGGCCGCGTATTCCGGGTTCAACTCGCACAGGATGGCGTTGCGCCCGTTGCGCATGGAGACCCCGGCTGTGGTTCCACTTCCCCCGAACGGGTCCAGCACAGTGCCGCCAACTGGCGACCCGGCAAGGATGCACGGCTCGATCAGGTCGGGCGGAAAGGTGGCGAAGTGCGCGCCCTTGAACGGCTTGGTCGTGACGGTCCAGACGCTGCGGCGGTTGCGCATCTCCCCACCAACCGCCTTCATCGTGCCGTTGGTCTTGCCGGGAACGCGAGTGGATCCGGCTTGCGCTTCGACGTTCTGCGCCAGCCGCGACAGGCTGCTTTCGGCGGCAGGCTCCTTGATCGCTTCGGCGTCATAATAGTAGCGCTGGCTCTTCGACAACAGGAACAGGTATTCATGCGCCTTGGTGCAGCGGTCCCCCACGCTCTCAGGCATGGGGTTGGGCTTGTGCCAGATGATGTCCTGGCGCAGATACCAGCCGTCCGCTTGCAGGGCGAAGGCTACGCGCCACGGGATGCCGAGAAGGTCTTTCTGTTTCAGACCGATGTCCTGCGGGCGCTTGTCGCCGCGGCTGTTCTCGTTGGTGCCGTTGGTCCACCCATTAGTCGCGCTTGTTGGCATCAATGCGTTCTTATTGCCGTGGTATCCAGCGTAGCTGTCGCCCAAGTTGACCCACAGCGTCCCGTCATCGCGCAGCACCCGCCGCACTTCGCGGAACACGTCCACCAGCCGCGACACGAAGGCGTCAGGCGTGTCCTCAAGCCCGATCTGCCCCGCCATGCCGTAATCCCGCAGGCCGAAGTAGGGCGGGCTGGTGACGCAGGTGTGGACCGACTGATCGGGCAGGGTCCGAATCCCTTCGATGCAGTCGCCGATGATGACGCGGAAGTCGGTCATTTTGCCACCCCGGAAAAACCCCCAGCCGTTAAGCCGGGGGAGTTGACAGGGAGGCGAGGCTCCGGATTGACCGCCGGATCGGTGTCGGAATGGGTCATGTGGCGTCACCGTGCAGCGCGCGGCGGCCTTTGTCGGTGAGGCTCCAGATTGGGTTGCCTGGTTGCCGCCATTCCACTTGCCCATCTTTCTCCATCAGCCTCAGCATTTCGGGGCCGAACGGAGCGCCGCGAATGCCCTTGACCTCACCCCGGTCATGAAACCATTGCAGCGCGGCTTTGCGGGCGGGGGTCATGGCTGTGCCTCGGCGGCGGCGCGGATGGCGTCTGCAATGTCAGCAGCCATGATAAAACCGTCCGCCCACTTGCCTTCGCTAGCGAACGCGCTTGCAATCTCCGCCGCCTTCAGCATCCCCTCGCGCACCCCCTCCGCACGGGCGGCGGAAATGGCGGCGTCTGATGCGTCCTTGCGGACGTATTCGGTTTGCCCCGGCTGGGTGTCGCGCTCTGGCGGCTCGTCATAAACTACGTCGCCACGATTGGCGTCGGGCCAGTCCAGCCAAATCCGTTCCGGCGCGCTCATTCCCGCCCCTCCATCTTACTGATCCACGACGCAGGCGGCGGGTCCTCGACGCGGGGGCCGGAAGGCCAGATGCCGGGCCAGGGATACGATGCCGATGAAGGCAAAGGGGGCGAGGATGATGATCACCCCCATCTGTCATCCTCCACATGCTTGGGCAGGGCATCGCCGAACAGGCCTCGGTTGCGGTCGATCACGTAGGCCCAGAAGGCGAGGGCGCAAAGGACGGCCAGGAAGACCGTGACGAAGATCAGGATCGTCGCGAAGGCAAGGTCGGTCATTCGGCGTCCTCCCATGCGTCATATCCCACAACCCCGCCGGTAAAGCCCTTGACCGCGTTTTGAAACAGAAGCGGGGCTGACCCGGTCTTTAGATACCGGCCCAGGGTGCGCGGGTGCGTTCCAAGCTGATCGGCAACATAGCCCATCTTGAGGCCGTTCGCCTTGATCCACTGATAGAAAGGGTGCTGTGATTTGCTCATGGTCAAAGACTACGCGACGGCAAAAGCGGCGTCAAGCTAGAATTTTCTGCATGATCATGCATTTTCCCTATTGCAAGCCCCGCCCCGTCGTGTATCTTGGTCATATCGAAACCGGAGAGACGACGATGACCTTCCCTAGCTTCTACGCCGAATGCGCCTACAACGACGGCAAGCGCGATGCCGCCGCCGGACACAGCAACAGCCGGTCGGCGTTCATGCGGCACGGCGATCCGGAGCCTATCGGGATGCACTGGTATCTTGAAGGTCGGAAGGCTGCCTGATGCGCGTCCTTCTCGCCTGTGAATGCTCTGGCGCGGTTCGGGACGCCATGCTGGCCAAGGGCCACGAGGCGCTGTCCTGCGACCTGCAGCCGAGCGAGACACCCGGCCCGCACTATCAGGGCGATGTGCGCGACGTTCTTGGCTACCCATGGGACATGATCCTCGCGTTTCCGCCCTGCACCGATCTGACGGTGAGCGGCGCGCGCTGGTTCGCGGACAAGAAGATGAACGGTGCGCAATACGCCTCGGTCGCGTTTTTCATGCTGTTCCAGAATCATCCCTGCAAGCGCAAGGCGACCGAGAACCCGGTGGGCATCATGTCCAGCCTCTACCGCAAGCCGGATCAAGTGATCCAGCCGTGGCAGTTCGGACATGGCGAAACCAAGGCGACCTGCCTCTGGCTTGAGGGTCTTCCGCCGCTCCGCCCGACCAACGTTGTCGAGGGCCGCGAAGCCCGCGTTCACCGCATGCCGCCCGGACCCGACAGGGCCATGGAGCGCAGCCGCACCTATCCCGGAATTGCAGCCGCTATGGCTGAACAATGGAGCCTGTGATGACCACGGCCTACGCCAGCACCACCACCCTTGCAGCCATCCGCGCAGCATCGCCCTGCGAAGAGGGCTGGCGCAAGCTGCTCGGAACGCTGGGAAAGACTTCCGCCGATGACGAGCCGCTGGACCTGCTGACGGTTCTGGACAGCAACGGGCTGGACGACGCGCTTTGGGTTCTGTCCTACGCCATGCCGGATGACCGGCTGGCTCGGCACTTCCATGCGTGGTGCGCGGAGCAGGTGCTGCACCTGTTCGAGGCCGAGCGGCCCAACGATACCAGGGTCCGAGACCAGATCGCCATGCTGCGAAACGACGAAGCGGATGACGCCGCACGGGCCGCCGCACGGGCCGCCGCACGGGCCGCCGCACGGGCCGCCGCAGGGGACGCCGCAGGGGACGCCGCACGGGCCGCCGCAGGGGACGCCGCACGGGCCGCCGCATGGGCCGCCGCATGGGAAGCCGCACGGGCCGCCGCAGGGGACGCCGCAGGGGACGCCGCATGGGAAGCCGCATGGGCCGCCCAAGAAAAACGACTTCGGCAGATGCTGGCTTCTGACGATGCCGCGTCCCGCCCCGCAGCCTGAACCTCACAGGGAGACACGCCATGACCATCGAAGAAATCCAAGCCGAACTGAACAAAATGCCCGCCGCGCTTTCGGCGGCTGGATGGGAGCAGCCCGAAGCGGAGTTCTCATTGAGAGCCAACTCGACGTCGGTGGTCCATCTTCGCTCTTGGCATGAGAACAACACCTATCACTTTGCGCGCGGCGATACCCCCGCCGAATGCATCGCGAAGGCGTGGGCCTTCATCAAAGCCCTGCCCGATCCCGAGCAGGCGATCCTCACCACCTACTCCCGCAAGCTGGCCGACGCCATCGACTACGGCCACGAGAACAACGTCCCCGCCAAGCTGGTTGATCCCGTCCGCCGCGCCCAGAAGGCCGTGAGCGACGCGCTTCTGCCTGCACCTTCGGCAGCGTGAACGCCATGCAGCACCACCGCTTTCCCGAGATGACCTTCGGCGCGCT